GCGCTTCTTGCCACTATTCAATAGGTGGCGAATCATCATATAGATGATTAACGATTTTCCTGATGCCGTGGGCGATATGAGTACAGTTCGCCGTTTTGTAAGTCCGACGCTAGATGCCAGTAACTGATAATCTCTTGGCTCCATTGGAAGGGAGAGAGCATTTGAAAGATTCTTTGTATCGATTGGATGAACTTCCCTGTTTTCATCGATGACCTCGAATGTGTAATTCTTTTGCTTGCAGAAAGTCTTTATATAGCCAACTAGTCCCGCATAAATTTGCTTCGTTCGTAAGTTGAGCAAACGAATTTTACCATCCCAGTGTCTGCTTTTAAATGCTGGGCTGAATTGATAGCCAGGAGTCGAAAAGGTGAAAAACTCAGACATCTCTTGAAGAATAGAATCTTCAGCATGCACTTGAACATAGATATTATCAACCTTTTCAACAGCGACATGGTCAATCATCGAGCACCTTGGATAAACTTCTCCCAACCCATGTACTCTTTCAATTGCCATGTGCGATTGTTAAGTTCTTTCATGACATTGGTGCAAAAATTTGCAGACTCTTCGTGATATGCTTTCTTGCGTTTGAGTTTGTTTAGATCATCATCGCCATCAAGGTAAACTTGCATATCTGATTTAAGAGTAAATCGAAATGGTTCCCAACCAAGTTTATCCAATTCATCTTGGTCTAACTTGCCACTGTAGTACATCCACTTGAGTTTCTTTAATTTGTCAAACTCAAGTGATGCTCGTTTGGCTGCAAGATTGTGCAGTGACAAGTATTTGTTATATTTGTTGTGAATCAATGGAATGCGTAGGATTTCTTTGCCAGGTTCCGTAGTATCAACTTCGGAATCCTTTTCCCATTGCAACATTAATTCTTCAAGCGGAGGTGTTTCTAGTTTCATACATGGAATTATACATCAGCGCAACTCAAAAGACAAGTCAGTGCAATAGTTGTCTTACAATAATTGCACCAGTATAATGAGTATGTCTAGTTTGAACGAACTCTCAAGAATAACTATTAGATTCTTTCGTATTCGTAATAGGCAAAGCGAAATGTCGCGTCGGCGACCGCAATATTCTCTGCACTGTCCATAGAATTAAATAAGATTGTCGACACTGAAACTGGAAACAAATCAACAAACTTAACACGGAAGTTTGGATTGTTTTTGTTTGTGAACATTGTCATAATAGCACTTGAATATTGTGGTTTGTTTTTATCACGACCACGGATATATGGTGCTTTTGCTTGACGAGCAAGATCTACATACTCTTTAAAGTCTGTAGGAAAAGTAATTCCGCGAATCCAATCGTGCAGTTCTGTCCAAGCACGAAGATCTTCATCAACTAGAAATGTGATATTAAAAGTATCATATATCATTTTTTCGCCAGGAACAAACAAATCAATAAATGGTGTTGATCTTACAATTTCTGTAAGCGAAACACCAGGAAGATTTGCTGACTGACAATAGTAGGTTGCTCCAGGCAACCGATCAAATGTCACTCTGAATTTTGTACTTTGTAGTAAGTCAGTATTTGTTGGTGTGCGAGTAAGTGAAGTCATTCTTTCTATTCCTAGAAACGATACAATTATTTAGGTGTAAAAAAAGGGGGGCTTTTTCAAGCCCCCCAGTTCTTTGCCTTATTATTATAAAGTCGGCAATAACTTACTAGCACATCAATTATTGATTGATGTTTAGGACAACAAACTTACGATAGTAAACGTTTGTGTCATGTGCTAGAGCACCAGTACCAGCACCAGTGGCAAATGGATTTGCTACGAGACCATAACGAGTCTTGAAGCCAACCTTTGGCTGGTAGGTTTGTGGATCGATAGCACGGACCATCTGGAGTGGAACATATGGGCAGTAGAAGAGACCAGCGTCATAAGCGTTGGTTCCCTTGTATCCTACTACGACATAGTCTGTACCAGCAACAGAATATGGATCAACATATACCTTGATGCGTCCGAATAGGGTACCTGCGAAGGTATTGCCTGTGTCGTCAACTGTTAGGTTTGTTTGACCTGCTAGTGCTGAGTTATAGTCAAGAAGACCAGTCATTGCGAGGGCTGAAGCAACATCTGTTGAGACGATTACTAGGTTGCCCTTGCCGCGACGAGTGTCCTTGGCAATCTTATTGGCTGCTCTTTCGATTGCGAACAAGAGTGACTTGTACTTCTCAACCTGCCAACGACCGCTTGTGTCGCTTGAGGAAGATAGGTTGAAGACATTACCTGTTGCATTGTTTGTGATACCTGCGTTAGCAGTTGCATAAACAGTACGAACAACTTCGCGGTTGATTTCAGCAAGAATTTCAGTTGACAAAATATTTGTCAATTCTGTTTCTGCGTCGAGACCGTGAATTGCCTTGAGGTCTTGTGCAAGTTCTAGCGTGTATGATGCCTGTAGACCACGAGTGTTTGCTGTTACAGCAACACGGTCGATCTGGAAGCCCATCTGTGCTAGGTTTGCTGATTCACCGAAGGCTGTTGAGAAGCCAGGACCAGTGTTATCAAGACCGAAGATTGATGAGTTAGCATTACCAGGGTTGACAGCCAATGTTGACTGTGTGCCTGTTGCAGCATTACCTGAGTGACCAGTATTTGCTTCATTGAACAATGCTTCACCAGCACGTGCTGTTGCAGATGCGAAGGTTGAACGCATTGCGAAGATCAAGCCTGTTGGACCTGTCATTGGCTGAACGCCGCAGATGTCATAAGCCATTAGGTTTGGTAGTGCACGACGGACCAATCCGATTAGAATTGGGTCGAAGCCCTTGATTGCGCCTTCGCCACCATTAACAGGTGATGAACCACCACCGATGTTGTTTGGTAGACCACCGCCTGCAACTGAACCTGCTTCCCAGAGGTTCTGCATTGAGCGTGATTCTTCCATGAGGGCGCGCTCTTGGTTTTCAAGAACGAGTGCAGTAACTGCACGCTTGTATGGGTCAGTAACTTTTGGTAGATCGCCGTGATCTAGAACTGGAGCCCACTTCTTTACATATGTTTCATTAAGATACATTTTTATTCTCTCCGTAAAAAAGATGAGTTAATTAGGCTTTTGGAGCCGTTTTTGCGATTGCATTAACATAATGTTTCATCATACCATGAATTTCTGCTACTTCTGGCTCTTCAACAGCTGTTTCTTGAAGTGCCTTTACCTCACTTGTCACTTTCTTTGTTGGGAAGTAGTTCTCGCGAATTACTGCGAGCTTATTATTAAACTCACCCTCTGTGGTGAACTCCACGCCCTCTGCGAGCGAAATCATCTTAGCAATCTGTGTTTCAGTTAGACCTTCGCAGATCTTACGGACTGCTTCATTTTTCTTTGCGCTATTTAGTTCTTCAACTAGAGCAGCCTTCTCAGCAGCAGCTGCTGCCATTGCTTCTTCTAGTCCAACAACTTTAGCGGCTAGTTCTTCAGCAACATCGACCTTCTCTTCTGGGATTTCGATGTAGTGTTCTGTGAATAGATCCTTCAAGCCATTGATAAAGTCTTCAACGATTTCAGCGCGGAGACCTGTTTCAATTGCAACTTGATTTTCCTTGACCCACTCTTCAACTGCATAGTTGAGATACTCATCAACTTGTGCAGCCATTTCGTTCTTGATTTCTTCGATTGCTTCAGCAAGAACTGCTTCGTTCTCAGAAAGAACATCTTCAACAATTGATTCAACACGTGATTGAACAGCTGCTTCGAAGATTGTTGTTGCTTTAACGCGGAACTCTTCAGAGAGTGATTCGCCATTGAATAGCGCATCGACATCTTCCTTCATTGAGCCCTTGTGCTTGGCAACCATATCTTTCTTATAGTTCTTCTTCATCTCAGTTTCATCTTCATCATTCTCTTCTTCATCATCTTCCATTTCAGCTTCTTTTGCTTCAGCAATTTCTAACTCTTCTTCAGCAATAACTTCGCTGTTTAATTCTGTTTCTTCGCCCAAGTCTGGTTCTACGCTGCCAACTACTGGCTTTGCGATACCTGCAGACTTAACGGAATTCATTTTCTTATCACCTTCGGCTGATACTTGACCAGGCTTTGGTGCTTCCTTAACGGCAGCAGCAGCCTTCTTGCCAACTTCATCGCCTTCTGGCGTTTCGTTTGTTGAGCCGCCGAGGTCATCCTCTTGAGCAGGAAGTTTTTGCATTGGTTCCTTGCCAGCATTCATTGATGCTTTTAGAATTTCAGCAGCAGATTCTGATAGTGACTTTGTCATTTGATTTAACTCCTAAAGAAGTAATATTATTTATAAATTTTAAAGTTTTGACACAAAATTCTCAAAGATCTTCAATGAGATTTCGTCAATTTGCTTTTGCTTTGCGTTCTTGATTTGGTTATAATATGCGTTGACATCTAATTCTTTTACAACGCCGTTATCCCAAACCCACTCTTTACCTTCCATAATACCTTGAACGAAAGCCCCTGGTGCGGATGGATCCGCTACGATATCTGCCGCTGTGGCTAGATAGAAATCATCTTGAACCACGTTAACACCATTCACTTCTTTAAGTGAACCCATGCCACGTGACGAGACTCCAAGAGTAGCACCGCCTTCTAGCAAAGACTTTGCAATCTTACCCATTGGTGTTTCAAGAATTTTAGCCTTACCGATCCAAGTAGAACTTTCCTGACGAAGATTGGTAATAAGATGTGATACGCGATCTAGATTGATAGTTGGTGAATCTGGATGACCCAACTCGCCAAATGCGCGGTTTTTGCCGACGTATTCGATCATGTAACGATCAACTTCTTTCTTCATCGTTTCTTCTTTATAAAGACGACCGTTACGATTTTTTTGTTCTGCTACAAGAAAAGGTCCTTCGATGAATAGCGATTTAACACCATTCTTTTCTTCAG